TGGGCGGCGTTGAAGCAGCCGCATAACGACAAGGTAAGCCGGTTGCGGCCAAAGGATTTTGATTATGGAAACAGCGTCATCCGCAACTCGGCTTGACCGACTTGTTAGATTGCGTTTTTGTGTCGGCGTCTTTTCTTCCGAATGGTATTTCTGGGTGGAGCGAGACGTACCGTTTGTCCGCGTTCCGGTCATTGGTGAATGGCTCTCGCGTTGCGATGGGACCGACGGCAATCAAGTGGTTGAGCAAGTGACGTGGAGTATTGACGGATCAGTGGTTGTTGATTGCGATGACTTTTTCGTGCCAGGGGACGGCAATGAGTACGGACGCAATGTAGCCAAGCGCTTGGCGTGGTTTCGCGAGACAGGGTGGAGCGTCGAAGTTCCTGAAGATGTAGTGATGCCAGCAATCTAACAGTTAAGTGTACCGCGCCCATTTTCTTGCACTTCGTGCATTCGCGATGCCGATAAAGCATCTACCGAAAGGCAGGTGCAAGAAATGGGACGACCGAAGACTGACGTGCGGATCAGCCTGAAGGGAACTGATGGGACAACGATCCGCGTGGGATTGGTGCGTGGTTTTTCTGGAACATGGAGCGTCTATCGCGACGGTAGGCGTTCGTCGAAGTTGCCTACAGCGAGTTCGACACGGATCGGCAACCTTGTCGGTAAGTGGCTGATGGGACAGGCCGCCGGGTGAGTTGAAAGCGGTCCGACAATCGAATACCGTTCGCCGATCGCTGCCGTAACCAGCACGACGAACGTCCAAATGTGTTCTGCCCGCAAGGGCGACACGTCAAGAGCCTGGGTGGGGAAGTTACGGTTCTCTGCCCAGGCTCGACGTGTTTTACGGCACGGAGGTTCGCTCATGTCTCAGTTGTCTCTTGATATTGAACAAATTGACGCGGATGTAGACGCTGAAGTGGCTCGGATTCGCAAGGGCCGCAACACAAAGATCCTTGATGCCCAGATGCGTTCCAAGGACGTTGCGAGAATTCAGCGGGCGATTGTGTTGCTGCTCGACTCACACCCGGACAAGGTAGTGCTGGAAGGCGGTATCCGCCGGGTCGATTTGACGATCCGGGAAGCTGCGGCTTGGTGTCGTGCGAACTGCGAGTGCGTCCGCGGGTTGCGATGCGACCATTCTGGTTTTCACAAAGCGCTTCAGGTTTGGGTTCAGCGCGGCGTGATGGCGGTATCCACGCACTCAATCTGGATGAATACACAAAACCTCCGAGACTGGTTCGATTCGATCGAGCAACCCGTTGCCATTCCTGAGTTTAAGTCTGTCCACTCCGTGTCCACTTCTTGTCCACCCGCTGTCCACTCCGTGTCCACTCCGTGTCCACCGCAGTCCACCGACTGTCCACCGCAGTCCACCTTGTCCACTTGCGTTGAAAGTCTGAATGAAGGAATGAATGAATCTTCTTCAATCATTTCGAGTGAACCACAAGCTCAGGAACCAAAGTCTCAGCTTGCCAGCCTTCCCGCGATGCCCGCGGAACTCTGGGGGCTCAAAAGGGCCGTTGACCGCGAAGAGTTCGTGTATCACTGGTGGAAGGGTCACGGTCTGGGACCGAAATTGGGGATTCATGCGGAAAAGACACGGGACGCGCTGCTCGGACTGATCGAAATTGCCAGAACCAAACCGCGCCCGGCCGCCTATTTTGCGAAGGCTTGCCGGAATCCAGCCCCCTATCTGGCCGATGAGGGTCAGCAATGGCTCAAGAAAGTGCGCATTGAGGCTGCACGGGGCGAGCCGGTTCCGGCGTGACGTCGGAATCGTTTCGACTACTACGATCGGTCCTAGAGCGTTTATGGAGGTTTGGCGATGCCAGCCACAAATCCCCAACCAAAATCATCGCGCAACGGTCAACCGCCTCAGAATCTCGAAGCCGAGATGGCTGTCATTGGAAGCGTGCTCGTTTCTCCGTCCCCGGCCGACACGCTTGATGACCTACCGTTGCTGGAGTCCGACTGGTTCTACGCCGACGCGCATCGGTTGATCTGGGAGGCGATTCAGAGCCTTCGTCGATCGACGTTTCCCATTGATGCCGTGACTGTGGCCACCGAACTCGACAGGCGGAAGCAATTCGAGCAAGTCGGCGGAGTGAAACACTTTACCGAGATCATGGCGACGGTGCCAAACTCGTCCCATGCGGCCTACTACGCCGCGCTGGTTGCCTCGTCCTGGAAATCCCGCATCGCTGTTTACGGCTGCCGAGAGGTTTTGGAGGTTGCGGACACAGGCTCCGATGACGAGATCGCTGCCAAAGCGGAAGCGGTCCTGCGGACCATCACCGAACGTTACAACCCGGAAGTCGATGTCTCGATCCGTGATGTGATGGTTGAAGCGTGGGCGGAAATCCAATCGCGAATCGACAGCGGGCAGCCACATGGGACGGCAACGGGTTTCGCCGATTTGGACGAGTTGTTGATCGGATTGGGAGATGGAGAACTGGTGATCGTCGCAGCGCGACCAGGAGTTGGTAAATCCGCATTCGCGACGTGTTTGTCTTTGAATCTTGGAAAGCGTGGGATTCCCTCGGTGATGATCAGTTTGGAAATGACCAAGCTGGAATGGTCCGAACGCTTACTTTCCATTGAGAGTGGAGTGTCAGGCAGGAAGCTCAAGAACTGCATGGGGCTCGATACCACAGAACGCGAGATTTTGCTGGAGACGGCGGGCAAGCTTTCCAAGATGCCCCTACGGATCGACGACAGGCCGTCCCAACGTTTTTCGTCGATCGCGGCGACAGCCAGGCGGGCTAAACGCAAAGAGAACATCGGCATGCTGTTGGTGGACTACTTGCAGCTCGTTCAGCCTGACCTACCGCCATCCAACAATCGGCCACGAGAGCAAGAGGTGGCGTCGATCACTAAATCGCTGAAGATACTGGCGAAGGAACTTGGTATCCCCATCGTCGTGCTGGCTCAGATGAATCGGAACATCGAGAACAGAGAGGATAAGCGTCCCCGATTGGCCGATTTACGGGAGTCTGGTTCCATTGAGCAGGACGCGGACAAGGTTTTGTTCTTGCATCGTCCCTCGGATTTTGAGCCCGAAGAGCGACCTGGCGAGATCGACGTGATCTGCGCAAAGAACCGCAACGGGCAAACGGGAATCGTTTCGATGGCCTGGATGGCCGCATGCACTCGGTTTGCCGATCTCGCGCGCGGTCGCGAGGCGGCAATTGACGCGGCATCTCGCGCGTTTCCGTCGAAAGATTGGACGGTGTGATGTGTGAACTCGCGGAGCTCAAGTCCTCCGGCAGAAACTGCCGATACATATCGGTGAGCGCGGCTCCACAGGGGAGTTGCCAAATTCGGCATCGAGTTCGGAGGGAAACCACATGCTTTGGAAAGACATTCTGATTGACCCGGAATTTGAGGCGAGGCTTCGGCCTCAGAGTGACGAGGAACGGGACGACATGCGGCGCTCGATTGACGAGCACGGATACCTGTCGCCACTCATCGTTTGGGAAGGCCACAAGCTGCTGGTGGATGGGCATCACCGTCTGCAAGACTACAAGCGGCGTCTGGCGGCATTTGAAGCGGCTCAGCCGACCGGCCTGCTTGGCCGGCTCAAGCGAGGGACGCCACCGACTCCGCCGGACATCGTGCAGGTCAAATTCGAGGATCGAAACGCGGTGCTGTATTTCATCGAGCAGCAGCAGCTCGGCAAACGGAACTTGAACGAAGCCGAAATCAGCTTGCACCGCGCGGCAATGGCAGCCCTAGCGAAGAAGCGGCTCGGAACGCAGGCCGCCGCTTGCCAAGCAGTTGCCGAGCAGACTGGCGTCAGTCCCAGGCAAGTGCGCCGCGATATCGAGTTCGCTGCGGCAGTCGAAAAGGTAGCGCCCATCGTCCACCGAGTGAATGGCGTTGACTTGAAGTCGCTCGTCACTGACGCCCAAATCGCGCCGGCCAAGAGCAGCGTGACGGAAGCGGCGGCGCTGCTGGATGCGGCTCGTTGTGCTCCAGGTGGACTTTCGTCTGACGTTGAGCGGGCCGTTGCCGAGACAGCGACTCGACCGCACAACATGCGGATCGACGCGCCAGAAACGCCGAAACCGCCGGCCTGGGAAGCGAAGCTCGTCTCGTTCGAGCAGGCTGTCGAACGCGCGCTGGCGGAAGCGGCTCATGACGCCGACACTCGGAGAGCGATTCGCAAACGGGTCAACCAAATGTTAACCCGGTACTTCCCGCAGAAGGCCGCGGCGATCGCGTCGTAGTTGCGGAGATCTCTGGCGGCACAAAAAAACCCCGCGCCCAGCTTGAGCCACCGGGCGCGGGGCCGAGTGAAGACAACGGCCGATATTGGTCTCGTGCCGCTCAACCGCTCTGTGAGTCGCAACAACACGACTCCGGCCGAGCAGGCCGTTTTTAACTGTTGGGCGGCGCTATCCAGCCACCACAAATTCACACACCTCAACGCGAATTGGTTCACCGCAATCAAGATCGCAATCGGTCGGCTGCCGACACCGAATACGAAACGCTTCAACTTCTGCCTGAGCCGCCTGACGACTCAAAAACAAATTCACGCAGGGCATGGTATCGCTGCAACCAGAAAGCTCCATTTTGCACCTCGCTATGAGACCAAACAACCGGCGCCCAACAAGCGGTTCCAGCCGAGCGGCGGACTGCGCGTTTTCTGTACTCATAATCTTCTCTCCGCCGCACGGCTGAACCTGAGCGTTAGCCACGCTCAGCATCGCGCATCTTCTGATACGCCGCCATTGCAGCCAGTAACTGTTCGCCAGCCTGACGCCACTTCTCAGCCGCCTTTGCTCTCGCCGCTTTGGTTTTCGCGATGCGGCCCCAATGCTCCTTGCAGCGTTCGTCCGCAAGCCGCCCCTCGCATTGAGTCACACGAGTTTCGTTGTTTCGTTGATTACTCTCACACATCTTCAAAAGCATTGGCAATCTATCCACGATCGCATTGGCTTTCCCGCAGTGAGGGCAAAAGGCTGTTGTGATTTCATTCCCGCAACAAAGCATGGCTAACAAGTCGTTCCAGCACGAGGCGGCGTTCGCGCGTGTTCTGTCTTCGGAGTTCAACCGCGCCGCCCGGCTGAACTTTGACGTTCGCCTTCATTTACTCGCCAAAAACTTCCGCTCATCTTCGCGGGCTTCGGCCAACACTTCCGAAAGGTGATCGGCCAATTCTTCAACTTTCATCGCGTTCCATTCACCGCGCAATACACGGATCGCAAAGTTCATCCGCTCCCAGAGCTTCTGTTTGATCTGCCACTCGAATGCGCGAGATGCGACTGTCTCGCGAATCCAATCGACACTCATACCGTGTCTCCAATCGCTCCAGATCGCACGCGCAAGCCATCAGGACCATCGAGCCAGACCATCGCGCCAACGTCGTCGGGGGCGGTGTGCCATCGACTCCCGCCACCACGGTATTCTCGGACGCAAAAACGACCAGCCTTTTTCCCGGCAGCAACGGCGGCCGCTGGCAGTCGATACGATTTCACACGGTCAAACGCCCCGTCAACGAAAACGAACAACACAAAGAAACTCTTCATCTCAGCATCTCCAGGCCGGACCCCCCGGCAGGGGTCAGCCAATCAATCGTTGGCTGACGGTGGTAGATATTATCCAGCCCCGACTTCGGACGGGACCTGTGGTTTACTGGCGGCATCCAATCCGCCAGCCGTCACCAAAATCAGCATACGTCTACACCGCAGCGGTCGCTAACTCGAATGCCACTTGTTTCATGTCGTCACCTTTCCCCAGCAGCGCGGCCTCAAAGCGCCGGGACTGCCAAGTTTCCGCGTCGGACGAGTTCCGGCCAATCCGGTTATGGTCAACATGGTCCGTGACGGCATTGAAAGCCGCCCAGGCTGTACCTCGCATCCCGTTCGTACCGTTCTGGCGGGACTCGTATCGTTCGAGGATATCTTGGAGAATCTCGCCGCGCCGCTCAATTTTCTTCTCGAACGACGCACGCATCAGCTTGCGCTGCGCTTCGTGAACGTTGAGAGCAGCGGCCAAAGCGTCCGCTCCCTTCATAGCGTCCGCTGCGGTGATATCCAACACAGCATCCAGGACGTCGTTGGCGTAAGCCTTGATCGGCATGGGCTTGCTGACCATCGCCTCACAACCTTCACGGTACACGTCGAATTGTTTGACCGTGATCCCCAATGCTTCTTGCGCTGCCCGAATCTTGCGTTTGACGTCGCCGGTGTGCGGGATGGAGATGCCCTTGGCGGCATCCTTGCCGCATGCGATGCGGTGCGTGTTGGCGCACTCGATTCGCACACTGGTCCCGAAGCACTTCGCCGCTTTGCCAACCGTATGAGGATTGGTGAAGGCGACAAACGCCTCTTGCCGGTCGCTGCCATTGATTGAGAAAGCATGCTGGGGGAACCGGGCGAGCATAAAGACCTGCTCGCCTCCGAACAGCGCCCCAGCAACCTCGTAGTGGGCGCCGTGGGAACCGAGCACCTCATCCAGAAACGCAAATGCCTCTGAATTCTGGATCGGCTTGTATTGAGCGCACGCATCGAGCATCCGGCCGGTGTCTGAACGCACCAGAGCGTAGCGGCCCTTAGCTTCGTGCTGTTCGCCTTGCGCGTCCCGAAACAGCAGCGTCGTCTTCAGGACGAGCCAGTCCAAGCCGCCCAGTCTGGCGGCATGCTCCCACGTCGTGGCGGCAGCAACGTTCACTCCTAACCCATGCCAGGGCAGTTTTCCGGCGACCATCAGCGCCACGCGGCCAGTCGTTGCGTCCAGACCAGCGCGCCGAAGAGCACGCTGAGTCATCTCTTCCAATTCACGGGCTTGCGCCTCAGGCGTATTGGCCAATTGCAGCTTGGCAATTTGAGCCTCGCGGGAAATGCCGTATTCGGCTTCATCCCAATATGCGCCGCTCTTCAGCGCGTCAATTTGCCTTTGCAGCGTCCGCTGTCCGCTGCCAGAGCCAGTGTTGATCTTGCTCAGGTCGTGTTGTTCGCCAAGGACAACCGGCGCATCGGCACTGTCAGCGGCCGATACCGTGGCGGACAGAATGTCATCAAACGTGAAATCGAACATGGTAGGCTCCCTCGGTTTCTGGCGGAACTGGCCATCATCAGGCACGGCAACTACCGTGCGACGCGCCGAAGCGCGTTTCGGCCTGTGAAAAGACCCCGGCGAGAGTCAGGGAGAAACCTACCAGAGCTACCCGCTGCAATCGCCGGGGCGTGTGACTGAAAATGGTTTGAGAATTGGTAGGTCTCTCTGGCGGCATGCTACTGTCGCCAAGGGCTCACGGCCAGCAACGAGCTGGTTGCGATTCGCTCCCGTGAGCACAATGCCAAATTCGGCATTCTGTTTTCCAAACTTAACCGGCGGCTTTTGCCGGCTCTTCCTCGTCCTCGGCGAGCCAGTCATCGTCCAACAAATAGTCGGCGTTTTCCTCCAACCAGGTAGCCACGACCTCTGGCGACCCGTGGCACTTGGCCGGCATCTCGTTGTAGACGAACCGGCAAATGATCGGCAGCACGGCCAGCGATTCAGAGTCGCCAAGCCCGATCGCGGTTCTCAAGTCGTTTTCCAGCACCGCCCGCAAGAAATCGCCTGTCGGCCGGCCTTCATCGCCGTAAGCGTAGAGCGCGTTAATGAGCCGCGGCGGAATCAGCTCGTATTCGGTTCCGCTGATGATTGTCCAAGCCATCATGTTGCTATCCTGCCTTTCGTTGAGTCACTGGCGGCAGCATCTCACCCGCGTCGATCGCGTTGAGGCACTCCCGCATATTCCAATTGTGTTTCCGCACCAACGCCACGTAGTCCGTCAAATCTTTGCCGTCGAGTCCTTCGGCTTTGGCAATTTTCTGACAACGCAACGCGAACTCCAATGTCACCCCTTCATCGTACTTCAGCCGCAGGGGAATTGTCCGCGAGCCAAACGGCACCCGCTCAATCTCGTCTTCGTCAAACAGCTTGAGCTCCCCGTCCAGCGTGGTTGTGAAAATCCAGCACGAATTCCGCACCACATGCGGCGCTTCGAGGACGTCGTTCAGGTACGACATCACGGGGCCACGCAGCCGATGCGCTTCGTTGACGACGATCGCGTGGACCCCGCCCCACACCGGAGCGAACCGGCACTGTCGATCCAGCTCCCGGCAACGATCAAGACTCAAATCCTGAGCATTGATCGTCTCGACACAGCAAGGATCACTGGCGGCACTGGCGGCCACAAGGCGGGCCAACGTGCTCTTGCCAGTCCCCGACTTCCCGGTGATCCATAACACGCGGCCGTCCCAGCCGCGAGACTCCAACTGCCGCAGCTTCGCTACGGCTTCGCTTTGCCCAGCGACGTCCTCAAACGTCGTTGGGGCGTATTTCGACACAAGACTGGCCATGATGATTCTGTCCTTTCATGTTCAAAGCTCTGGCGGCACGGTTTTGGTGGTAGGTCTCTCTGCCAACGAATGTTGACACGCCCGCCCTCGACAACGCCAAGGGCGGAAATGGAACACTCACAGCATCTCGGCAATGTGCCGACAATCGCGGAAATACGCCGTCAGCGCTTTGCGGCTCAATTCAGCTCGGAAGTCCCCGATGGCAAACGAAGGCAAAAATCCCCCTTGGGACAACCAGCCGACCATATCGTCAGCACTCTCTGCAATCTCTTCGCGATCGCGGCACATCATTCCCGCATCGAATCGCGCCAAACACGTATTCGGATCCATGATGGTAGGCTCCATTTCTGAGTTCTGAGCGGCCCCGACTTCGGACGGGACCCGTGGTTTACTGGCGGGACTGACCCGCCAGCCGTCACCATTAAGCCGCCTTGGCCTTCACGTTCCGTGCAGCCGCAGCAGCAATAAACTCCTCAACCGCAACCACATGCTCAGCCTTGTAAGCCACCAGCAAATGTTAAGGGACCATCCCCGCTGCGGTGTCTTTGTCTTGCTTCGCCGTTTGGTAGGTTTCTCTGCCACTCTGCCACCCACTTTGGGGCGGCTTGCGAATTTTCCGGCGATGCAATGATTTTCGGCCGACTGCCGACCAAAACTTGAAAAATTCCGATCAAATTCCCGGACCGGAATAAATCGCCGCTCAATTTGACGATTGCAACGACTTTGCCGGGCTTGCCGGGAACGCCTGCCGCTCAACCGGCAGATTACGCTTCCCCGCCCAGCTCGTACCGCTCCCAAGCCAAGAGGGCCGGCTTCCGATCACGCTGCCTCCGAGTGTGCCACGCCCGCACATCAGGGTCAGTCCGAAGCACGCGGGCAGGGGGAGTCACCGCGTACCCCAACTCGCGCAGCAGGTCCACACACAACCCAGGATGACGCAGAACCCAATCAGCCATCGCCCGATCTAGCTTCCCGACAGGTCCAGCCCGCTTGTCGCCAGTCGCCTCAAGCCACACCTCAGACGGAGGAGGTAGAGACTCCGACAACACACGACACTTCAGTAGCATCGTCAGCACAACAGCCAACATACCGGGACGCGACGACGCGCAGCGTCGGAGCACCTCATGGACCAGCTCAGAGAGATACGATACGGGGTAATCTGAGCTGAGTACGTCCAGACGATGACGCAAAATCTCCAGATTCTCAGCCTCAGCAAGCTCCCGCAAAATATGCCGACCACGAAGTAACTTATGACGCCACTTCTCTTTGCGACGAAACAAACCAACACAACGACGACAACGGAGAGCCGTGGTCGGCTTGTTCTCCTCCGTGAGCTCGATCCCGCAGTGGTTGCAACGACGCCGGCGACGATGCATTGGGTCGCCAATTTGCTGCGCCATTTTGCCCGGTGGAGTGTCAGGTTGTTTGGCCGCGCGCGGGCGTCGTGGCTTCGTCATCGACGTAACATCGTCCGATAATGTGCGTTATGTTCAAGAGAGCGTGAATAATCGGCAGAATCGCTGCGATCGTGCGCAGTTCCTCGCGTGAGACCCCCCCCGGTAGGCCCCCTTTTGGTCCTCCCTGATTATGTCACATACCCCGTCGGGAATTTTTGCCAAAAAATCGGGCGATGGTCAAGTAGCTGCTGATCGTTCATCGCGCGTTCATCCAGCGTTTAATCTCCGAAAGTACGTAACTACTGATGCCGTCGCGAGTTTGACTTCCGTGAGTCGTCTCTGTTCTCTCTAGCTAGACGGCGTTCCGTGCGCCAGCGGTGCGCCAGCGGTGATTTTTGCACGTGGGGCTCGCAATTTGGTCCCGGCAAGTCTGGGCTGGATGGTAGGTGTAAAGGTAGTGAACTTGCTGAACGAAACGCGGGGAAACACTGTACAAACTGGGGAATTTGGCGGGCGACATCCGCAATGAGGTCAACCGTCTGAACCGTCTGCTGTAAAGTGCCATTCGCGTTGGACGCCTTGGGCGAGGCGTTGTTTGGTCAAAAGACATTGTGACATCCGCAGATCGCAGGAGAGGTGGTTTCTGCCGAGCTGGATGGCGGCGTGGGCGGTGGTTCCGCTTCCTGCGAACGGATCGAGGACTGTTCCGTCTGGTGGGCACCAGCCGCGGATGAACCACTTGGCCAAATCGAGGGGGTATGGGGCTTCATTCATGTGGGCGAGTTTGTGTCCGAGGGCGCCGCCACCGGTTTTGATTCGGATGAGGTTCCCTGGGTTGGCCAGGACAGGTTCGACGTAGGGCTTCTCGCGCTGCACATCGTCTTGGCTGGTCTCTGGCATCTGACCGTTCTGCCCCCATTTCGGGCACTTCTTTGGGGTTCCATCCTGCCTGCGTCCCCGTCCGGTCCCGCTAGTGAATCCGTACCCATTACGGCGTTCGCCGTCAGCCAGCCGGTAGGACATTTCGCCGCCCGGTGCGTATTTCGGGGGGTGCCCGTTGGCGGTGTTGTCGCTCCAGGGAATGCGTCCCCTGTCGGCAGTGAAGGCGAGGCAGTATTCGACGTCCGCCCGGAGCCAGTCCTTGCCACCTGATCCGGGGATTCCGACGCGGCGCCAGTAGGCTGGCCGCCATGCGACTCCCCCCTGCTTCACCCATTCGTAGAGCAATCCTTCCGGGCCGGGCTGGTATTGCCAGTCCCTGGTGACTCCCGCGCAAACCCAGATGACGAGTCCGCGGCTGACGCGCACGGCTTCGCGGGTGACGGTGAGCATCCAGTCAACCCAGTCATGCAGTTTTCGGGCGTGCGTCTGGCTGTCGCCGTAGAAGCGGGCGTCGAGGTACGGCGGGCTGCCAAGGACGAGATTGACGGATTTGTCGGGCAACGGAAGATTTATGGCGTCGGCTTGAAGGATCACGGTTCACCCCTGGTGTTCAGCGAGGACAGCATCAGCGACCGATTGCCATCGTCTCTGCCATTCATCGCCGAGTTGATCCCAATTTGGCGGCCCGCCATTCGCTTCGTAGGCAATCTGACCAAGCGATTTCTGCTTGCGAATGCGGTAGACGTAGCCGCCCCAATCCCAGACCGGATTCAACGCGAAATGCCACGGTTCTCCGCGTTCTGCGGAGGACCTTGTGCGATATTCCACAGTGGCAGAAGGATTGTTTGCTGCCTCCAGCATGACAGCGGCGGCGGCTTTCAGTTCTTGGGGAGTCATACGGTTTCCCTAATAGCTTGTCGTTCTTCCGCAGCAGTGCTTGTATTTCTTGCCGCTGCCGCAGGCACAACGCGCGTTCCGCGGCTGAGCTACTCCGGTGCGGCGATCGCCAGATTGCGTTTGAGAAGGCAAAATGAGTCCAAGGTTGATATGAGAACAAAGCCAGGAAGGGACTCCGCCGTTGGCGGTCGTCAGCACGCGTCGATTTGCTTGGTGGTAACTCGGCATTTCGTCATGCCCCCTTTCTTTATCTCAGGGTTTGACGTCCTGTGCTCGAACTCGTTGTTGTGTCAATCGGTCGAGGACGTAGAACCGGTTGAGGTCAATTGAATCCGCGGCGACACGGTCGGCTTTCGCAGCGGCCATCAGCGCGGTGTTGTGGCCGCTGATGAGCTGCCAAGTTCCGTCATGCTTTCGTCGCTGTAGCTCGAAACGTCGTGGTTTCATGGGAATTGTCGAACTCGTAAATCGTGCGGCCATTCTGACGGATCACCGCCTTTTGGATCAGCTAAGAAATATCGGCAAACCTGCGACCCAAGTTGCTTGACGAAGGCTGGGACGGGGACTTGCTCGCACTGCTCAAGCCCGTCGCGAATCCAATTGACGTTACACGGTCGGGCGTGCGGGCCGCTCTCCCCTCCAAAGATGATCCACTCTAGCGTCTCGATCGCAGACACGCCAAAGACGCTGAAGCGAAAGTCGATCGGTCCCAGCAAAGGCTCCGCGGACGCGAACAGCACTGGTGCGAGATCGCGGCAGGTAATCAGTTGCGGCAAGAGTTCCTCGGCCGTCTGCTGATCGCTGACCGAGGTTCCCAACCACACGTTGCTACGACCGAGCAACCCAGGCCACAGGCGCCGAATGTTTTGCGGCCTTTTCGTCAACAGTAAGAAATCCAGCCAAGGACATTGGTCGATCGTGCGAAACACTCGCACCCGCGAAGGAATTAGGTCGGCCCGATCCTCGAAGATGTCGGCGAGGCTCGCGCAGAACACACGCCGGCGTTCTCTGGCCGCGCTCGCTTTCTGATTCCATCGAAGCGGAGTCTTCCAGTAACTCTCGGAAGCGACAGCGCGGTGAGCTCCTGGCCCCCATTCGCCGAGTACGGTCGAGTTGCGTTTCGACATCGCCTCGGCGTAGCAGCGAGCACACCCTGGATGCTCCGTGCCGTCCGCTAAAATCGCGTGCGTGCAACCGCGCCAAGGATTCCAGGTATGGTGTGCCCATTGAATTTTGGTGACGTCACCCATCACAGGCCCCTTCCCGGCCGCCTCGTCGGTCGGCTGAATGGTCAGCAAATAACTTCCGAGCGGCGTCGCGGAGGGCTGCAGCTTCAGCGGAGTCATTGCCCTCAATCAGGTCCAAAAGCTTCTCGACGAGTTCGGCCAACTCAAACCGCTGTTGCGTGATCGTGGCAATCCGATCCACCAAGTTAGAGAGCGTGAGCATGAGCATGATCTTTTTAAGCGAGAGTCTCACAGCCGTTCGTTGAGCGCCTTGATGAATTCATCGTACTGCCGCTCGGTGATTCCCCAGCCGCCGCTTGGCAAAGCGGTGAGACTGCAACGAATCCGTTCGCTGGTGAAGGGATTGATCCGGCCTTCCCGATTCCACCGCCGGATCGTTTGCGGGGCGACCCGCGCATGTTTGGCGAACACGTCGATCGGCATGATGCCGAGTGGGTAAACGCCAAAGTTGATCGTGGCTTGTGTCATGTCGCGATCAACCTAAGACTCTTGGCGTCGTTTCGCAACGATGATTCAGAAAGATTCCCTGAGGTTTGGTGGAAATTGGGAGATATCCCCTCCGGTTTCTCCCAATCCCCTCCCTCAAGGAATCCGCCATGTTCCCGCAAATCCCGAACTCGAATGGAAACGGAACGTTCACGCCGGCCGGTATGCCAGCCGGCGCGGCGCCGGCTCAGGCCGCCACGGCTGCCCCTGTTGTGCCACAGGCTCAACCCACTGCCGAATCTTTGGCCGGCATGTTCGCGGCAGCCGCGCAAGCTCAACCAGCACCAACCGCACCTGCGGGGGGACAGGCTTCTTTCACACTGGCCGAAGGTTCGCCACCTCCCGCAGGCATTTCCACCGCGCCACCGGCCGTCGCGCCATCTCAGCCCAGCCTGGCCCAACAGGCTCACCAATTGGGGATCGAGTTGCCTGCGACGGCGACAGACGCCGACGTTGCGGCAGCGTTGATGCAGCGATACCAGCAACTGGCACCCATCGCTCAATTCGGCCAATCGCTCCTGCCGTTTGCCGACCAGATGCAGGACTTCTTTCGCAACCAAGCGCAACAACCAGCCGGTCAGCAACAGCCCGGCCAGCCGCAACCGCAGGTCGAATGGACTCCAGAAAACCATTTCGCGAAGTTGTGGAATGCGCCACAGCTCACCCCTGAGATGCAGTTCGCGATCAACCAAGGAATGGTCATTCGCAACGACGAGACCGGCCTGATGGAGCCTCGGCCGGGCATGGAAATCATGGTCGCGCCGATTTTGCACGGGCTCAACGCGGCCGTGAATCACCAACGCCAGCAGTGGCAAGAGGTCATGGCGTCGAACCCCTATCAAAAATTCTTCGGGGCCATGCAGGAGCCGATCCAGCGTTTGATTGACCAGCGCGTCAAGGAACAGCTCGCGACCGTGCAGTCTCAGGCCGCGGACATCAACGGCATCAACCAATTCGATCAGGCGAACCAGACCTGGCTCTACCAGGCGAATGCGAACGGCGGGCAGATGTTGAGTCCGGCCGGCGAGTATTTCACGCAGCAATTCAAGCAGCGACAGCAGTCGTGGACCGGGACAACCGGAGATCTTTTGAATTTGTGTCGCGACCTCACCGAACTCGCGGTGATACGTGCGGCTCAGCCGGGGCAACAACCGGCGCCGGCAGTCCAACAGGCACAGCCATTCGTGCCTCCCCAGCAGGTCGTTCCTCAACAAATCAATCAACAGCGGCAGCAAAGCTTTCTGAATGCCGCTTTGGCCAATGCCACCCATGTTCCCAGTGCTGGTGCGAATGTTGTCCAATCCCCCGCTGGCCCGATCGCCGTCAGTCAGGGGGAATTGGACCAGATGTTTCTCAACGATTTTCGCGCGCAGGCGGGGCACTCGGCCGCTGCGTGAGTCTGTAAGGAAGGAGCCTTGTCATGCCTTCGTCCGAATTTGTAGGCATTATCAATTCCACGATGCCTAAGTACATGAAGGGCGCCAGCGACCTCACGTTGCGTTCCCGCTTGATGCTGGCGCTGCTGCGTCAGAAGGGCCGCATTCAATACAACGGCAGCGGCGACGAATGCCGCTGGCAGGTGGAATTCTCGCAGCCGCCGGTGGAAGCCTACGGCGACGGTGGCACCATCGACTTCGCCAATCACGATGCGTTCCGCCAGCTTTCCATCGACTGGCGCGGTTACAACGCGACGGACGCGATTTCGATGAAACAAGGCGCGATGAACAGCGGCATGGAGGCGCTCATCAATTTGTTCGCGACCAAACAGTCGCGGCTGATGAAGTCGATCACCAACACGTTCAACGGTGAACTCTTCAAAGATGGCGAAGAGGCCGGGCGCGGCAACGCCGTGCATGGCCTGGAAACCTTCATGGGCGCCGGCGCCTGTGCGGCGGGCGATATCGTGGCACAGCCGAGCGACACTTACGGCTTGGGAGCCTTGAGCACAGCCTTAGGGAACCAGGGTGGCACCTGGACCTCAGTGTTGACGACGAGCCCCAACGCAACGGTGGCGAAGGACTGGCCGTATGGCTCAGGCAACGCCGAGTTCGACTTCTTGTCTCCAAAGCTGGTCAACTGGAGTTCCACCAATTGGGGCACCGGTGGCAGCACTCAATGGGAAGACAACTGCTGGCGCGCCATCGGGGCGATGATCACCTTCCTGACCGTCACCAATTCCCAGGAAGGAATGCCGGACATCTGCTTGTTGGCCAGCAACCTGATGCAGGGCTACAAGAACCACAACGAAGTCATTCGTCGTATCGAGATTCCCCACAGCGCGGCGAACGATCTCGGCTTCAAGGGTAACACCTTGAACCAAGACGGCTGTGCCATCCAGCCGGATTTCGATTGCCCGGCCAACACTGGGTACTGCTTGAATTTGGACAAGATGACTCTGATCAGCTTGATGCCGGATTTGTTCTGGACCAAGGGTCCGACCGAAGACCCGCGCACCAACTGGTCAACCATCTGGGGCACGGGCTTCTTCGGAAACGCCCAATACAGCCCCAAGCACTTCGGCAAGCTGAAGAATTACGCCTGAGCGGCGTTGGTTTGGAGAAGCAGGCGCGTGGTCTGTCTTCTCGGTGAGTCCCAGGCTCAGTGGAGCCGTTTTTGGTCGCGCCGGTCAACTTAACATCGACCGGCCTTGAAGGGAGTAACCTCTCATGAACGTCACAGGCGGACTGCCGCTTCGCGGCAAAACGTGGTTGGCAGGCAATGCCGCACGAACGCTGACCTCAGGCATGGCAGATCATTTGGAAGGGACGACGAAAGTCTTCGACGACGTCGATCCGACTTTGAGTACGGGCGCCAAGACCCGGCGCAGCAATCGGCAGGTGACTTGCATGCTGGTGCGCAACGTTTCCGGCACGACCCTGCTGCCGAAGCGCGTCGTGACTTGGAAGGCCGGCTACCGCGGCAAACAGGTTGACGGCTATTGCACTACGGACGCACAGGAATGCGCGGGCGTGGTAGACGAATTCTTGCCCGCGGGCGGCGTGGCCAACAACGATCTGTTTTGGATCGTCGTCAAGGGGCCAACATTGGTTCTGAACGGGCTGGCCGGCGATGCGACGAACGCGATTGCGGCGGGAGATAAGTTGATTGCCTTGACGGCGGCGACGAGTCAGTCAGTTACCTCCGGCCGCGTTCAGGCAATGGCGCTGACTTCGACATCGACGGGCACAACCGATGGGTCGCACACGAAGGCGATCGTGAACCGGTTTGGCGTTGCGATGTCGGCGAAGACCGCCGCACAAATCGATGCCGATGTGTTGGCGGATACGAATTTCGGTTTCGCGTGACGATCGGCTGACCGGGCCGAAAGAGATGAGGGAGGGTCTGAGAAGACTCTCATCGGGAGGCGGCCGTCGAACTTCTGTTCGGCGGCCGTTTTTGTTTCGAGGCTTGCAACCTGTCGTAAGATCGTCAGAGTGTGGTCAATTCCGCCTCCCCTTACTCAAACGGAGTTGACAGATGAAATCGCAAGTCGATGTGTTGGTGGCGTGTCTGGCCTACGGTGGGAACGGTGGCATCGCTACCGTCCAGATTGATTTGGCGTTCTGGCTGATGCGGCTCGCCGTGACCATCAAAGCCGACCCGCGAATTAGCCGGGTGCAAGTCCGCAAATACGGTGACGTGCCCCTGACAATGGAGCGCAACCGGATTGCCAAGGAAGCTCGCGATGGCGGTTTCGACATGGTGTTCATGCTCGACAACGACAATCAACCGGACTTGAATCTGGATTCTCCACGTTACCCGTGGGCCAAGCCGTTCTGGGACACCAGCTTTGACTTCGTGTTCGAGCGCTTAAAGCGCGAGCTCCCAACAGTCGTCTGCGCTCCCTACTGTGGCCCGCCGCCGCATCCGGTCCATCGCGGCGAAGAAAATGTGTACGTGTTCTATTGCGAGAGCGACGAAACTGTCGGGCCGGACGAGAAAAAACACAGCGGCTATCGCTTTGAGGCGTACAGCCGAACCCACGCGGCGCAAATGCGTGGGATTCAGCCCATCGCGGCCGGGCCAACCGGCTGCATCATCTATTCGACCAATGCGTTTGACTTGCTGCCCATCGAAACTCGTCCGCTGGAGGATGTGTTGATTGCGTTTCGGGATGGCAAGGCAGATCTCCCGAAGACGCTCCGCAGCATCCGCATGCAAAGTTGGTTTTGGTACGAGTTCACAGATCAGATGCAAACGCAGAAGGCCAGCACCGAGGACGTGACGAACACGCGCGAGATTCAATTGGCCGCTCTGGCGAAGCTCGGCCAGGACGCCGTGTTTTGCAACTGGGACGCTTGGGCCGGCCATTGGAAACAGAAATGCGTGGGAACGCCAGAACCTGTCTGTCTGGAGCACGTCAGCGCAATCTATCAGGAGGCTGTCTTGAACCCGATCAGCGTTCGGGAAGAGATGAGAGAAGTGGATTTCGGCAGGCCGGAACCGATTCACCCCCTGCCCGCCGAGGAGATTCCTCCTGTCCCTGCGCCGGCTGAGCAACCGCATTGCATGGTCTACGGCCACAAAATCGTCGGCCAAATACTTAGCTCAGCGGATGCAGAGTGCCTGCACGATGCCGCGCGCGAACTGGGTAAACTGCTGCGTCGCCCACTGAGGATGCTTGTGGCCGGCAATTTCGCGGGCGAGGAAGTCGTGTCATTGCTCGCCGGGGCGCCGGAAGGGAGCTACGTCTACTGCATCGACAGCTTTCGCAACCTGCGGCACGAGAACCTGGCCGGCATTAAAGACCGTGCGCGCATTTTAGATGAAGCCAGCGCCTCGGATGCGGCCAAGCGATATCTGGACTGCGAACAGCTCGACATCGTCGTCTTGTCGGATTATGGAGACAGCGTCTGGCAGGCTATTTCCCACTGGGTGTTTCATCTGGCTCCGCACGGCGTGCTGCTGGGCGCGGGAGCGTCACGCGCGAGCATTCGGGCGGCCGCACAACAATGGTTCGGCGAGTTGGGCTTGAATCTTGCGACCTGGGGCAACACAACATTTTGGGTCGCCTACATGCCGGCGATCGAAAACGCCAGGAAGGACAAGGGTCATGTCGAGACCGTCAGCGCTGGCCACCATTCCGTCTGAAGCTCAAGGTATTGCCGAACGTGTTTTGGCGGCGCGAGCGAATCGACCTGAGATGGAGACGGTGAAGGACTTCTTCGCCGCCTTCGATCAGAAGGTCGGCGGAAGCGCAGAAATCGCCGGCAAGCTGCGGACCTGTATTGATGGGCTCATCAACAGCGGCGAGCACGACGCAGCCGGCACGCTGATGCTTCAACTCCAGAGACTGCGCCTGCAAACAGAGAAGCAGAAGGTCGAGGAAGACTTGGGGCTGTTGACTCTGGCCGAAAAACGGCTGCGGCTGGAAGCGGAATTGGCTCAGTTTCTGGAAGAGCAACGCAAAACGGCCGAGGTCAATCAAAACAACATCGTCGAAACGACGGCCATATCGGCGGTTGAGGGCGGTTAATGAGCGACGCAAGGCTCCAACGGATTGGGCATTTGCTGGATGCCATCGAACACGATGAGCAGCATCCGCTGTTGCTCTATCGGCCCTGGCCCATGCAGGAACCGTTTCACAGGTCCAAAGCCAGCGAGTGCTTGGTCAGTGGCGGAAAGCGGTCCGGCAAAACGGTGTGCGTCTCGATGGAATTCGTGAGCCGGATTACCGGCCGCCGCATCACCTTGTCCGATGGAACAACGATCCAGCCGCGGTGGCGCGTGGCGACAGCGAAGGCGCCCCGCACATATTGGGTGATCGGCTGGAATTGGGCACACGCCCGCGTGCTCTACAAATATTTGTTTGAGCCCGGCCAAGGCGGCACGCTGATGTGTATTCGGGATCGCGTCACGAACAAATGGCGCATCTGGAATCGCGCTGATCCCGACGATGCCGCGCGCGAGGATGAAGCCAAATTGACGCCCCCCTTGATCACCGCAGACATGATTGAGGGCGGCCGGCGCGGGATCGCTTGGGAGAATCACGCCGAACAGCAGTGGAAACTGTTTCGGCTGCGCAACGGGGCCACGGTGGTCTACTACCCCAGCAATCAAGTCACTGCCCAGCCGGGCGAAGCTGTAGCGGGCATTTGGATCGACGAAGATATCCAGGTCCCGGATCACCTCAAGGAATTCCAAGATCGTTTGATCGACATGGAAGGCTGGTTCCTGTGGTCCGTCTGGCCACAAGACCGCAACGACGCCTTGCTAGGCTTGATGGACCGGGCCGAAGAGGCGGAAGGTGAGCCCGATCCGCAGATTGAATGGTTCCGGCTGGACATGGAGCAAAACCCCTTCATCAGCTCGAAGGGCAAGTCGGAAGCTTTGGGGCGCATGGAAGACGACGACGAAGTCTCGCGCCGATCCCGCGGCGATCTGCTGTTGACCAGCCGCTTGATGTACGAGCAATTCGCGCCCGTCGTGCATTGCCTGCGCCACCAAGCTCTGGATGCCATGATGCAGGCCAGCATTCACCCCGTCCGTCGCAAACTCACCGAGATCATGATGCGCGATGGCCGGTTTCCAAGAGAATGGACGCGGTATTTGTCGCTCGACCCTAGCTTTTCCCGGACGGCCTGTCATTCGTGGGTCGTGCCACCGCCCGATTTCGAGGGAGTCCATGTCGGAGATATCGCGATCGTGGAGTGGGAGATGATCCTGTTGCGGCAGAACGCTGACGCGATCGCGCAAGCGCTCAAGACGGCGATGCTGGGGATGATTTACGAAGCTTTCGTGATGGATCAGCAAATCGGCAAGCAAACCAGCGTGGGGCGCGACGACACTGTCTTTCAGCACTTCGAGATGTGCTTTCGGAAGGAGCGGCTCGTGTCTCGCCAGACGATGAGCGGATTTCATCCCGGCTGCAATCAACCGCACACGCGGTTCCGCACCATTCGGCGGATGTTGACCGTGCAACCGGATGGCATGCCGACGTTGCTGTTCGTCGAAGAGAAGACGCCCATCACGAAAAAGGAGTTCGGCACCTACAAACGCAAGCTCGACACGAGCCGTCGCGACTCGGAAGTCATGCTCGACATTCCATCCAATCCGCGCAAGCACGACGCGATGGCCAGCCTCGAATACGGTGGCACCTTTATTTGCTCCTTGTTTGACACGGGAGTTGCCTACCAACAGCCAAGTGATCAGACTCTTTATCAGAACCCGATTTTGGCTGCCGTTAAGGAACTTCAGGCAGCCGAAGCCGCCAAGACGGACGGCGACTACGTGCATTGGGGTCCCGGTTATCGAGCCTGAAAGGATTTCCTCAGTTCCCTCCCCTTCCCTCAACGGAGTAGATCATGTCAGAGATTACGAACGACCACATGGAATATTTGCGATCCCGTCTTGTCACTCTCGACAACCAAAAGCGGATGCCGATTCCAACGCCCAACATCGGGTCCGTCGTGTTGTTTTTCCCCAACGGGAATGCCCAACAGGCGATCGCCGCAATGGTGACTCGCCAGGACAGTCCCGGAGTCGTTGGCTTGGAACTATTTCAGCACGCGGTCGTACAACGGGAATTTCGATACGGCGTGCATTACAAGGATCATCCTTTTTTGGAGGCCAATGAGAATCTGATCAAAATGAAACTGGGGGGGTGTTGGGACTATTGCGAAGGTGAGCGGCCAATCGCCCGTCACGGCAACTTGCATGTCAAAGAGATTGAGCGCCAAATCGCCGCTGTCGAATCCGAACTTAGGACGGAGCGTCAAAAAGAGATTCAGCGGCGCGTCCACGAAGAGGAGCAAGCGGCCAAACCGCAGCGCGATGCAAAGCAGAAAACGGCGCAGGCCACATGACGGACGCGAAACCTTGCTGATTCTCCGGCGCGCGACGATGATGCTTCGGGCGACACAACGCCGCCCGGATAGCGTTACAGACGCGACAACGGAGTGTCCAAGATGGCTTTCACCGAAGCGGCCGATCTTACACTGGCGCCCGGTTTCGAGTTCCTGCGGCCATTGGTCACAGGCTGGGTCTCCAAATTCGAGGCTGCCAAGCGCGCCCGCTCGCATTGGAACGAAGTCTCGGCCGAATGCGAGATGTTCTACTCGAAGAGCGCCGCGGCGATGTGGAATCCGCAATACGAGCGGAAATTCTGGCGCGGCGTCAAGGCTCCCAAATTCCGCATTTCGCTCAACAAAGCATTCGAGTTCGTGGCGATCTTCGCGCCGAATCTGATGTGGGACGTGCCATTTCGGAATGTCGAGCCGAAGCGCATGCTGCGCCTGCCGGACGAGATGATGCAATATCTGGCCGGGGCCGAGCAGCAGATGCAAGCCTTTCAACAGGCAATCGCTCAACAGGGACAGCCCCAGATTGATCCGCAAACTGGTGCGCCGTTGCCCACACCGCCGATGCCTGACCCAGGCACTTTGCAGGCGTTGATGCCGGCCTTGCAGCTCAGCCAGATGATCCACCAACTAGCGCCGATGCAATCGCAATCGGAGATGACCGATTCGCTAGTGGCCTACCTGCTGCAAACGTGGCTGAACTACACGCCGCGCGAGCAAAAAAGTGGCCTGATCGGCGAAAGCGAACTGGCACTGGTCGATGCCTTGGTCAAAGGCCGCGGCGTGATGATGACCAAGACGTACAAGATGCCGACGTCGGAGCATTTGCTGACGGGATCATTCCGCGAGCGGCCGGAGAATCTGCTGATCGACCCGGACTTCACCCGCTTGGAGGACGCCAAGTGGATCGCGATCCGCCGAGTGGATGCTCACTGGGAGCTTGAGCGCCGCTTCCGGCTGCCAAAGGACAGCCTCAAAGGACGAGCCTCTCTCGAATCCAACTGGCATTACGGCGAGGCCGGCTTCGATCACAAACAGGACGGGCAAAGCAACGACCTTGTGGTCTGGTACGAAGTCTTCTCGAAGTCAGGTCCGGGCACGCGGCTGAGCGGCCTGCATCTCCCCGTGCGCGAGCGACTCGAAGAAGTTGTCGGGGACTACGCCTACCTCTGCATCGCCCCCTCGGTCCCCTACCCTCTCAATTGCACCAGCATGGCGCTGCGTCATGGCGGCCCCTACAACGAAGGGCTCACCGATGAAGAAGTCCGACAAGCCTTCGCCTGGCCGATTCCGTATTGGGCCGACGATCGCTGGCCGGTTGAGGTGCTTGACTTCTACAAGGACAATGAATCGAGCTGGCCGATTCCGCCGATCGCTCCTGGACTGGGCGAACTGAAGTTTCTGAACTTCTTGGTGCCGTGGGCCGCCAATCGCATCTACTCGTCGAGTCGCGATTTCTGGGCTGTCGCCGGACCGCATGTCGATCATTACACCAAGTACCTTCAAGAGGGCTTGGATCAGACCATCATTCCCACGCCGGTTGGCGTGGCCGACGTGCGTCAGGCAATCCAGGTCCTGACGCAGCCGGAAACTCGGTTCGACGTGTGGAAGATCATCGAACTGGTCAGCGAGCTATTCGACAAGCGCACCGGCCTGACGGAAATGGCCTATGGCATGAATCCAGGCGGGACTCAGTCTCGCTCAGCCGAAGACGCGATCCAAAAATCGCGAGCAGTCGGAGTTCGGCCCGATCACATGCGCCGCAAAGTGGTCGAGTGGCAAAGCGCGTTGTCGTCGCTGGAGGCGTTCTGTGCCCGCTGGTTCATCTCCGGCGATGACGTCGCGCCCTTGCTGGGGCCGCTGGGCAAGACGCTCTGGGAACAATTCGTGATGAGCACGGACATCGAGCTGGTCGTGCGCGAAATGAAATACACGGTCGCTGCCAGCAGCATTCGGCGGCCCGATCGGGATCGCGATGTCGCCAATCTCCAGCAGTTTGGCCAGGTGATCATGCCGGCGATCCAAGCCCACATGCAAGCCACGGGAGACGTGACCGGCTTCAACGGCTTCGTCCAGAAATGGGGCGAGTACCACGACATGCGGGTTGATCAATTCCAGTTGCCACCCCCTGCCCCGCCGCAGCCTGATCCCAAGTTGCAAATCGAAATGGCCAAGGGACAGACTGATCTGCAACGCGGCCAAATGGAGCTCCAAGGTAAAACGCTGGACTTGCAAGGCAAACAGCTTGAATTGCAAGCCAAGGAGTTGGACGCTCAGTCTCAGGCGCAAGGCCAAGCGGCTGAAATGGCCTCGCTGCAAACGAAGTTGCTGGGGGAACGAGCGTCGCACATCCAGGCGATGCAGCATCAGGCGGAGAAATTCCAACAGGAACGGATTCAGGACGCGCTTGGCTTCCGGCAGGACTTGGCGGAGCAGGCGCTGATGGCCGATGTCAAACGCCGCGCAGCGGCGCGGCCGAAGACCAATGGAAAGGCATGATGTCACCTGCCGCCCACACTTATCGCGAATTGTACGATGACCTGCTTCGGCTGATCGACGCGGGCCTAGGCGACAACGACGATGCGGATGCGCTCCGCGACCAAATGGACGCGCCGTGGTACGCGATGACAGAGGATGAACGTGCCGAGTATTCTCGGCCCGTTCCAGTGCCACCAGGAAAATCGCAATGACTCTACCCGTCACGCAAAACGCGCCGACACAATTCATCATTTCAGATGAGGTCATGTCGGTGGAATGGAAATCAATTCCCAGAAAGATCGCCAATTTGCTTTTGACTATTGAGCAATGTGACGGGCTTCTTGAAGAGATCACGGTAAAGAAAGCCTCGCAGCACAATTGCAGATTCATACTCAAGGCAGTCGTGACACGTCCGGTACAAAGGGATGCTGAATGAATCTGCTCGATATTCTCGGATACGCTGGTGACGTACTCGACACACCGGGCCGCCTGACGCGGACCGCATTAGCTGGGCGTAACCCATTTCCCGCGCTGTTCGATCCGCAACAAGGGGTCAGCGGCCGGCAGTTGTTGGAGCACTACGGACTGGTCGGGCCGAATGAGGACCAAGGCTGGATACCCGACGCTGGCGATCTGGGCGGATTTGCCGCCGAGACAATACTCGATCCGACGAATCTGATCGGCGGCGGGATGCTGGCGAAGTTGCTCGCAAAAGCGAAGAAGGCACGGACATCGAACGCGGCTTTGGATTTGCTTTCACCTAGCCAAAACGCACGAAACAGGGCTGAGAATTGGATAATATCGTCGGCTGCTCAAGCGAACGGGTTAAACCCCGATGATCGTATTAAGCGAGTCTCGGAATGGATAAGGTCAGGAGAAACGCTGACCGGTCCAATTCCGAAGGAAACAATTGACGAATTGATGCACTCGCTCAAGCCTACGTTCGACCGCGAAACGGGAGAGGTATTGGACATATCAAACAGCTCGTGGCCGCGTACCGGCACGATTTTGGATTTTTTAGACGAGCAGGACGATTGGCGAG